GCAGTGGCCTCCGGCCTCCGGCGGCTGGGCGCGGTCGGCAGTGTCGATCTCCAGGTGAGCAGTGGCCTCCGGCCTCCGGCGGCTGGGCGCGGTCGGCAGACAATATGCACCCCGGAAGGGGGGGTAGCCCCCCCTGCCCGAACACGGGGCAGACCGCATGTCCTACGGGGGCGTTCGTGCGGACGAAATTGGCCTTTTTGCTGTTTCACGGCCGCGCCGCGCGCCCTTCGAGGCCCCGGCGACCCCCAGACTCCTTTGCACGGCCCTCCCCTGCCCCGTCATGCTGAAGGTATGGCAAAGGGACGCCCCCCTACGCCCAAGCACATCCTCCAGTTACGGGGCAGCAAGCACGCGAAGAACCGGGAGGAGCTTGGGGAAGTACCCGCCGAGCCGATGGAACCGCCCGAGTGGATGAAACCACGGGCCAAAGACATCTTTCGCGCCGTCGTCGGCTGGCTCGCCGGGATGGGGACGGTCGCTGAGAGCGACGCGCACGTCGTCGCGAGGTACGCCACGACCTACTGCCTCTGGGAGTTTGCTGCCCAGAAGCTACAGGAAATGGACATGGGGTACGTCGAGGTGACGGCCCCCGACGGATCGCTGCGGTTCGTGAGGCCGAATGGCCTGATGGCGCAGTTCAAGGAAGCAGGCGAGGCGTTGCGGCACCTAGAAGCGGTGCTGGGTTTGTCCCCTGCTGATCGCACCCGCCTCGGCTACGGTGCGGTGAAGGTAACGCATGACCCGACTGACGAACTCTTCTCCCGCCAAGCCGGGGGCGGTTGACATTCTGGAGTTCGTTCGGCTTCTGCGGCACACCGAAGGCCGCTTTGCCGGGCAACTCTTCGAGCCGGAGCCGTGGCAGGCCGACTATCTCGGCAGGCTCTTCAACACCCGTCGCCCCGACGGCAGGCGGCAGTATCAGCGGTCGTTTCTCGGGGTGCCACGCAAGGCGGGCAAGACAGCCACCTGCGCCGCCGTCGCCTGTTTCGAGGGATTCTTCGGCGACGAGGGCGGACAGATTCTTGTGGCGGCAGGCGATCGCGCCCAGGCGGGGCTGCTGTTCACCGCTGCCAGTCGGTACATCGAGAGCAACCCCGGCCTCGCCAAGCGGTCGAAAATCTACAAGTCGGCGATCGTCGTTCCGCACAAGAACACCACCATCAAGTTCATTTCTCGCGAGAGCAAGACCAAGCACGGCTACAACCCGTCACTTGTGCTGGTAGACGAGTACCACGTCCAACCCAACCGAGACCTCGTCGATGTCTTGGAGAGCGGTATGGGAATGAGAACCGAGCCGCTCGTCATCTTCGTCACGACGGCAGGCATGGACCGCGTCGGACCCTGCTACGAGGAGTGGCAGCGGGCGCTGAAGATCCAGCAGGGCGTCCTCAAGGACGAGACCTACCTGCCCTGCCTCTACTACGCCGACGAGCAGGACGATCCGTTCGACGAGGCGACGTGGAAGAAGGCCAACCCGAACTACGGCGTGACGGTGCGGAAGGAGTTCATGGAGCGCGAGGCGGCCCTGGCCCGCGAAAGCCCATCGCATGAGGTGAAGTTTCGGACCCTCTACTTGAACCAGTGGTGTTCGGTGGGAGCGAACAAGTTCTTCAAGCACGGGGCCTTCGAGGCGTGCGGCGAGCCACTCGGCGACCTTGAGGGGCGGTCATGCTACGCGGCCATCGACTTGGGAAGCACCAAGGACACGACGGCCTTCGCCGCGGTCTGGCCGCCCGCCGCCGATGACCCCGAAGGCCCGTGGGACGTGATGGTTCACTTCTTCATCCCCGAGGACACCGCGAGGGAGCGGTCGCGCGAGGATCACGTCCCGTACATCGAGTGGGCGATGGATGGCCCCGATGGAGAACCGCCGTGCGTTACAATGACAGAAGGTGACATCTGCGACTACGACGTGGTCAGGGACTACGCGCTGGCGTTCTGCGAGAAGCACGCCGTGCGTGGCGTGGCGATTGATCGCTGGAATGCGGCTCATTTGACTACCCAGCTAGCATCCGAAGGCATCGACATGAAGCCTTTCGGACAGGGGTACGCCAGCATGAGTTCGCCGACCAAGCTCCTCGAAACGCTGGTGATGACGAAGAAGTTGCGGCATGGCGGTCAGAACCGCTGCCTCATGTGGCAGGCCCGCAATCTTCAGGTGAAGCAGGACGCGGCCGAGAACCTGAAGCCGACGAAGGAACACAGCAGCGCAACCGGGCGAATCGACGGGATGGTGGCCTTGATCATGGCGATCGGCATCGCATCGGGCGAAGCCAGAACCGAGCCTGACGAACCGACCCTACTGGTGCTGTAGTGGATCAAGACGACGCCGCAACGCTGCTTGCCATCGAGAGCCGGAGCAATCTGGCGCGGATCTTCGAGGAGATTCGCGACACTCGAAGGACGGTCGCGGGCGTCACGGTCTCTCCCGAGCTTGCCCTGGAGTGTGCCGCCGTCCTCGCGGCCGTCCGCGTCCTCTCCGAGAGCATCGCCAGCCTGCCCTTGAATCTCTACCGCCGCCTGCCCAACGGCGGCAAGGAGATCGCCGATGACCAGCACCTCCACGAAGTGCTGCATTTCCAGCCGAATGACTGGATGACGGCGTTCGAGTTCAAAGAATGGCTGATGTCGCAACTGCTCCTGTGGGGCAGTTCCTACGCCTACATCAAGCCCGGCCAGTCTGGTGGCGCCGTCGAGCAACTGATCCCGCTCCACGCCTCTCGGATGGAGGTCAAGCGGCTCAAGTCGAACAACCCGAAGAGCATCGGCCCGCTGCGGTACTACTACACGCAACCGCCGACGCTCACCGAGCCGAATCCCGAGCCGCTCGAATACCGGCAGCATGAGATTTTCCACATCCGCTGGCTCTCCAGCGACGGGGTGAACTCTCACGTCCCCGTCACGCTCTCCCGCGAAGCCATCGGTCTTGCCCGAGCGACGGAACTCCACTCCTCGTCGTGGTTCGGCAACGGTGCGAGGGGTGGTACGGTCATCGAGACTGATCAGCCGCAGAAGCCCGAGGCGCTCCAGCGGTTCAAGGAGGCGTGGAACGACGCCCACCAGGGGCCAGACAAGGCATACAAGACCCTCGTCCTGCCGTATGGCTTCAAGAAGAAGCCGGAGGAGTCCTCGAACGCCGTCGCGTCGCTGCTCGACACGCGACGCTTCGCCGTCGAGGAGATCGCGCGGGTCTACCGCGTGCCGCCGCATCTCTTGGGCGACCTGACGAACGTCCGATACAACTCGGTCGAGCAATCGGCCATCGACTTCGTGACGTTCTCGCTCATCCCGTGGTGCCGCCGGATTGAGATGGCGATCCGCCGCGACCTCGTCGTCGATGACAAGACCTACTTCGCTGGCTTCGACGTCAACGCCTTGATGGCGGGAGACTATGAGGCCCGGTCGAAGTTCATCCGCGAGATGTGGAACATGGGCGCCCTCGACATCGACGAGGTGCGAGCCGAGATCGGCCGCAACCCGCTGGGCGGCGAGGACGGCAAGAAGCGTTTCGTGCAGGTGAATATGCAGCTTCTCGGGGCCTTCACGAAGGACAACCCGACAGGCCAGAAGCCGCAGAACGCCCCCGGCGCCGAGCAGCCCAAGGATCCGGTCGTCTCGGTGGACGACGCCGAGCAGCCGCCCGCCGAGAAGCCGCCGGTCGAACCAGCCAAGCGATCTGGCGACGACGTTGTCTTCCGCACGAACCTCCGTCGCCTCGCTGCTGTCGAGTTCGACGGCATCATCGAGCGTCGCAACAAGCCCGAGAAGATGGCCCTGTGGATCGAGCAGGTCGGCGAGCGGATGCGAGCCGAACTCAGGGACGCCGCAGAGGCTACCGGGCAAGATATCGACGCCTTCGTGGTATCGTGGATGAATAGCTCCCGCGAGATCCTGCTGTCTTGCCAGCGGAGCGGCCAGAAGTACGAGACCGTCCAGTCGGAGTGGTGCGACAGGCACCTGTGACAATGCCCGAATCCCCGAGCAACATGACGCCCAAGCTCGAAGTCGCCTCCGTCGAGGCGGCATTGCAGCTTTCCGTGAGCCTCCACTGGCTTGCCGTCGAGCAGTACACCGTCCAGGCCGAGCATCTCGCCCGGTGGGGCTACTCCAAGCTCGCCGAAGAGGCCCGCGAAGACGCCGAGGAGGAGCGCGGCCACCTCCGAAAGCTCCTGGCGAGGCTGGAGTTTTACGACATCGAGCCGACCTGCGACCACGACCACGCCGAATGGCCGCGGCATGACTACGAAGGCATCCTGGCCTCCAACTATGCGTTGGAGGTGAAGTCGATGATGGCCGAGCGTGGCAACGTGATGGTGGCCCGAAGCGCTGGCGATGAGCTTACGGCGATCGTTTTCGCCGAGATTCTCGCTGGCAGCGAGGCTTCGGTGCGGAACATCGAGGGGACGATGCGGGTGATCGAGCAGATCGGGATCGACAACTTCCTCGCGGACAAGGTGTGACATGATCGTCGAGCATCGCGGCATCACGAACGGCGAGATCGAGCGGCGCACGATCGCCAGCGAAGCCACCCTGGAGTATCGGGACGACCCGACAACGGGGCAGAAGACGCCCGTGATCGTCGGGTACGCCGCCGTATTCCGGTCTGAGAGCCGAAACCTCGGTGGCTTCGTCGAGGTTTTGGAGCCGCGGTCGTTCGACAAGGTGCTGAAGACCAATCCCGACGTCGTCGCGGTCTGGAACCACAACAAAGACCTGCCCCTCGGGCGTGTCGCGGACGGTCGGCTCCGACTTTCGGTCGATGAGCGGGGCCTTCGGTACGAAGTGACGCCGAATCAGAACACCTCCATCGGCCGCGACGTCACGACTTGGGTCGCAGATCGCACCGTCCAGGCGTCGAGCTTCGCGTTTGCGGTCAATCGGGACGTCGGAGAGCGGTGGGAGTCGGGTCCGAACGGCCTTCGGCTGCGTCGGATCACCGAAGTCGCCCTGCTCGACGACGTTTCGCCCGTTTTGCGGCCTGCGTATGACGCGACGAGCGTCGTCGTGAGCCGCCGGGCGCTGGAATTGGCCGCTGGCGAGTCGCATCGGCCCAATCAGACCATGTCGAACGCCGCAAAGCGGGGCCTGAAGCAGGCCGCGGGGCGTTCGGACGTCGATCCGGCGGCGGTTTTGCTCGCCGAACGCATCGCGGAGCGTCAAATCCTCACCGTGGACGACGTTGAAGCCCTTTCTGCCGTCGTCGAGCGGTCCCTGCGGTCGAAAACCGCCACCTGGGCAGGCACTCCGGCGTGGATCGAGTTCAATCTGGCCGGTGGCGACAGCGGACAGCGGTGGATTCAGCGTCGGAACGAAGAAATTGGTGGCGAGGCGGGTACGGCGACCGTTTCGGTGCCGCCGGAGGACGTCGAGGAGCGCGCCGAGGGCGTCGATCTCAAGCCGACGGCCGCCATGGCCGCCGCCTGCCGCCGCGGACTGAAGCTCCACGAAGACGGACGCTCCGGCGACGGCCTCAAGCCCGAGACCGTGGCCCGTGCGAACCGAATCGCCGCCCGAGAGACGCTCACCCCGTCGCACGTTCGCGAAATGCGGGCGTGGTTCCGTCGCCACAAGGTCGATCGTCGCCCCGGCTGGGACGCTGCGGGTAGCGAGACCCCCGGATTCACAGCGTGGATGCTGTGGGGGGGATCGCCTGCATGGCGGTGGAGCGAAGCCAAGGTAGCGCAGATGGAACGAGCCAAGGGCGAGCGCGCGGACGCCGATGACGCCGATGTGCAGGCCGCAATCGCCGAAACTGAGGCGGAATACCGAGGCATGGGCTACGACTACGCCGAATACCCGCCGAAGATCGCCTCCCTCTATCGCGAGATGGAGAAGTGCGCGATGGAGTACGGCGAGTGGACGAAGGAAGACGAGCAGTACATGGCCGAGAAGCCGTACTGCCGCGCAGGGATGAACTGCCGGATGGTTATCAGTGCCGTCGATGACGACGCTGAGAAGGAACCCGACAACGACATGGATCAATCCATGAATCCCGCGAAGCGAAGCGACGAGAACACACCGGCGCCGACGAGTGAGCCGACGCAAACTCCGGCCGAACCGACGCAACAGCAGCGTGAAGATGCTGCCGTGATCGCGGCCATCGCCGCGATGGATGCTGCCGTGCTGGCGACTCACTTGCACGGCGACGAAGTAACAGGTTAGGTTGAAAGTATCAGTCATTGATGCCTTGCGACGGACGTCGCGAGGAGCAGTGCGAGTGACGTGAGGATTCACGTTCGCGGCGTGCTAGCGGGCAACACACCCGCCGGTCGCCGCGCATTCGCATCGACCGGCTCACAAACAGGAGCAGGTCGAATGTCGAAGAACCTCAAGGCTCTCCAGAACCGCGCTGCCGCCGTCTCGAAGCGGATGCGGGAACTCTCGGACCTCACCGACCGCACCCCCGAGCAGGACTCGGAACTCCGCTCGCTCGTCACCGAGTCCGGTGTCGTGAAGCAGGGCCTGGAGTTCGAGAAGAACATCGCCGACGCCGAAGCCCAGCTTCGCTCGACGGTCGAGCCTGCCGCCCCGGCCCCGACGACCGCCGTCGCTCCCGCCCCGGCCCCCGCCGTCGAGGAGACGACCGAGGCACGCAGCCGGAAGTTCCTCAACAGCCTCGAAATCCGCGGCGTGCCGGTCCCCCACCACACCCAGCTTCGGGCCTTCAACGAGCGCCCCGAGGACGTCGAGGTGGCCTACCGCATGGGTCGCTGGATCAAGGCGACCTTCTTCAAGCACCCCGACGACATCCAGTGGTGCAAGGATCACGGCGTCGAGGCCCGCGCCCTCGGCGAGAACACCAACAGCACCGGCGGCGCGCTCGTCCCAACGGATTTCGCGGCCCGCGTGATCCGGCTCGTCGAGAACTACGGCACCTTCGCCTCCTCGCCCGTCGAGAAGGTGACGATGACCCGCGACACGATGATCATCCCGAAGCGTGTCACCGGGACCACGGCGTACTTCATCGGCGAAGGCGTCGCGGTGCAGGAGAGCCAGCCCAGCTACGCGAACGTGCAGCTTGTGGCGAAGAAGCTCGCGGTCTCCAGCCGGATGTCGAGCGAGGTCGTCGAGGACAGCCTGATCAGCCTCGCCGACGCCCTGGCCGCCGAGTTCGCTACCTCGCTCGCATTTCAGATCGACCAGTGCGGATGGATCGGTGACGGGACGAGCAACTTCGGTGGCATCACCGGGCTTGTCAACAAGCTCAACAACGGCAGCTACCCCAACTCGATGCAGACGGCCGACGCGGGTCGCGTCAGCTTCGAGACCCTGACGATCAGCGACTTCCTCAAGCTGGTCGCCAAGCTCCCGCTGTACGCCCGCCAGGGCGCCCAGTGGTACATCTCGCCCGCTGGCTACGCCGCGTCGATGGCTCGCCTCCGCTACGCGGCCGGTGGTAACACCATCGCCGACCTCGGCGGCGGCGTGACGGAGACGTTCCTGGGCTACCCGGTGAACCAGATCCATGTGATGAACAGCACCCTCGGCTCCGATCCGTCGGCGGTCAAGGTTCTGTTCGGCAACCTCGCCCTGTCCTCGATCTACGCTCGCCGCCGGGACTTCTCGGTGCGGATGTACGACCAAGTCTACGCGACCACGGACCAACTCCTCCTGCAAGGAACTCTTCGCTTCGACATCGTCCACCACACGCTGTCGAGCAAGGACGGGTCTGGCACCGACATCAGCGGCCCGGTCACGGCTCTCAAGACCGCCGCGTCCTGAACCTCACTACCCCACTAGACTCCGAAGGAGTACCAAGAGCGATGATTTTTCATCAGATGGACAAGGTGGTCGCGGCGGTCCCCGGTACGGTCGGCTCGTCTGCCGTGACCCTCACGGTGGACACCCTCGGCTACGACCATGTGTCGTTCGTCGCCATGCGGGCCAGCAACGCCGCGACCACGTTCGCGTCGGTGCTGAAGATCGACCAGTCGAACGACAACGTGACCTTCAGCCCCGTCAGCGGGCTGGTCGGTGGGACCGACTTCACGATCGCGGCCGTGAGCAACACCAACGCGGTGGCGCTCTACAAGATCGACGTGGACACCAAGGCGAAGCCGCGGTATCTGCGGCTGACGGCGACCCCGTCGGCCTCGATCAACATGGTCGCCCATGCCCGGCTCTCCCGAGCCGAGCAGGCCCCCGTGGACGCGACGGAAGCCGGTTGCATCGGTTGGGTGGTTGGCTGATCTCATGCGGGACGGCCAGTGACGGCCAGAAAGGCGCAGGGAAGCGCGCCCGCTCCTTCTTGGAGCGTTGAAAATGCTGGTTCGTGTCGGAAACACCGAAGCGGAAGTCAAAGTCGCGGCAGTCATGTCGATGCCGCGGCTGGGATTCACCGACAACTTCTTCTGCGTGGCGTCGGCCCTGGCGCCACACGGCATCTCCCCGGTCAAGGTCACAGGGGCCTACTGGGGCCAGAGCCTCCAGATGGCTATCGAGTCGGTCGCCGATGACGCCGACTGGATCCTGACCATCGACTACGACACCGTCTTCTCCTCGAAGACGGTCGAGGCCCTGCTGACGCTCGCCCTGTGGAGCGGCGCCGACGCCATCGCCCCACTCCAAGTGAAGCGAGAGTCGAATGCCGTCATGTTCGCCCCGCACGGCGTCGGCTCCGACGTCAAGCTGGAGGTCGAGGACGACTGGTTCAAGAAGCCGGTCCAGTGGGTCGAGACGGCCCACTTCGGCCTCACGTTCATTCGGGCCTCGGCCATCAAGGCCGTCCCGAAGCCCTGGTTCAAGGAGTCGGCGAACGAAGACGGGACGTTCACCGGGGGCCACGAAGACGCCGACATCTACATGTGGCGGGCGTTCAAGCGGGCCGGGTTCAAGCTGGGCCTCGCGACGCACGTCAGCGTCGGCCACGCCGAACTGATGATCACTTGGCCGTCGAGGCAGGTGGAGGGCTGCAAAGTCCTCCAGCACACGACGGAGTTCTGGAAGAACGGGCAAAAGGCGCCCGAGAAGGCTTGGGGGCAGGTATGAAGATTCGCGTCCTGATGGGCTTCAACGGCTACGAGGCGGGGCAGGTCTTCGAGGACTGGCCCTCGGGCATGTGTGAGGCCCTGATCGAGATGGGAACGATCGAAGAGGTCAAGGAAGAGGAGCCGAAACAGTCTCCGAAGCCGCAGGTCGTGACCAGCGGCAAGAAGCGAGGGTAAGGATGCCCGACTACATCGTTTTCGGCACGCCGCAGCGACCGACGCCGACGATCACTCCGTACCGGAGCCTCGTCCGCGTCACGCAGCCCCAGGTCGAGCCTGTGTCCCTCGCCGAGGCGAAGGTGCAGTGCCGCGTGGACACCGAGGCCGACGATGCCTTCATCCAATCGCTGATCTCGGTCGCCCGGCAGTACGTCGAGGATCAGCTTGACATCACGATCCTGACGACCACTTGGGAGGTTTCCTACGACCTCTTCCCGGTGTGGGCGATCATCCTCCCCCGCCCGATGCTTCAGGGCAGCAACATCACCGTGACCTATCGGCTTGGGGACGGCGCGACGTCCACCAAGACCAGCGCGGCCGGAGACTTCCGGGTCGATACCCGAACGGTCCCCGGCCGCATCTATCCCAACTGGTCGGACACATGGCCTGCCGTCCGCGGCGACGAGAACAGCGTCGTCGTGAACTACAAGGCGGGCTACGGCGACGATGGCTCCAGTGCGCCGCCCATCGTCAAGCACCTGATCATGACCCTGGTGGCTCACTGGTACGACACGCGGCAGATCGTGGCCCCGAACACCTACGGAACGATCCCGAAGACGTTCGACACGATCCTGGCGGCTGCTGACATGGGGATTTACCGATGACCCTCCGCTCCAAGCTCGACGTTGACCTCGTCTGCCACGACGCTGGCACGGCGACGTTCGTGGTCAACAGCCTGTCGGATCACTTCCTCATCGAGCCGAACGTCGTCCAGTACACCGGATCGGCGACCGTGGGGACGTCGGCGGTGTCGATCTCCGGCCCGACGATCCTCTCGACGCTCGTCGTCAAGAACGAAGGATCCCAGGCCCTGCGGATCGCGGGGGCAATCAACGTCTCGGCGGGCCGCGTGGCGGTCCTGCCGGTCACGGCGACGGTCACGGTGGCGTCGGTGAGCGGCCAGGGCAGCTACACGGCACTCTGGGTGGGCTGATGATCAACTCCGGCATGATGCGCGAGCGGGTGCTGCTCCAGAAACCGGCGACGAACCGGACTGGAATGGGGTCTGCCAATCTGGAGTGGGAGGACGTCGCGGAGGTCTGGGCCAGTGTTCTGGGCCTTTCCTCGCGTGAAATCCTCCAGGCGATGCAGGCCAACGCCATCGTCAGCCACAAGGTCCGCATCCGCTTCTTTCCGGGCATCGCCCACACATGGCGGATGATCTGGCGGGGCCGCGAACTGGAGATTTCCAGCATCGTCGAGCGCGAGGTCCGCGCCATCCACGAAATCCTCGTCAAGGAGGTGACGTGATGGCTGTGGGTTCGAGCTACAACGCATTCGCCCGAGTCCTCTCCTCCGGCCTGACCGGCAAGCAGACCGCCGAAGGCTTCGTCGGCATCCGAATCGACGGCGTCCGAGAACTGATGAAACAGCTTCAGGGCTTCGTCGGAGTCCTTGAGAGCGACGCGGTCCTGTTCAACGCGGTCGAGCATGGCGCGAGCATCATCGGAGGCGACTACAAACGCAGGGCGACGATCCACATGGCGACCGGCAACCTCGCCAAGTCGGTGGACTCAAAGAAGAAGCGTTACGACAACCAGTACGGAGGTGTCGTGGCGGTGGCGATTGTGGGTCCGAAAAGCACTGGCTCGTCGAAGGCCACGGAGAGCGAAGGATCGGGCAACGCGGCATGGCTCATCGAGTTCGGGTCCGGCCCACGCCGCCCTGGAACACAAGGGCGACGGGCCTATGTCAACGTCCACCAAAAGATCAACGGACGCATGGGTCCGATGAGAAAAACCGCACGCATGAATGACGAGCAGTTCCTGAATGCAGGAAAGGGCTACTACTTCCTGATGGGTAGCCTTCGGGAACGGCAGAACCAGCCAGCCGGACGGCCGGGCTACTCGCGAGACTTCGCCGACGGCCCCGGCCCCCGCCAGCATCCAATCACGCTCCGGCCGGGTGAGACGATCGCCCCGATGCCCGCCCTCCATTGGATGAGGGAGTCCATCGGAAACCAGAGGATGAACGCCTACAACGCGGTGATTCGCGTACTCAGGAATGCCGTATCGGCATACGCCGCATGATCATTTCACCAGAGAGACATTTGAGCCTCCGTCTGATGACCGCGCCGAACGTGGCGCGCCACGTCGGCTTCAACGTCTACCCGCTCGCGGTCCCGAAGGACTCGGATTTTCCGTTCATCCTCTACCGTCGAGCCAATATCACAAGGGAATCCCACCTCTCCGGGCCTCTCTACGTCCCCGTTGTGACTATTCAGTTCGCCTGCTGGGCGCTGGACTACGACACTGCCAGAGAGCTTGCGGACGAGGTCCGTCTGACGCTGGATGGCCGCACCGGAACCCTCGCGAACGCTACAATACAAGATATACGGCTGGTTTCGGAGCTTGACGACTTCCTCGATCCGACGACCCAAGGCTCGCAGCTTCCACCGGCATACGAAGTCAGGCAGGCGTACCAAGTGCGGTGGCAAGAAGCCACCGCGTAACCCCGCAAGGAGGCAGGTTCAATGGCCGGTATTTCCGCACAGGGTCTCACGTTTTCCTTCGGCGGCACCGTTCTCACGGTGACGAGCGTCAATGTCTCCGATCAGCAGGACGTCATCGACGGCAGTCACCTCGGCATCGCCCCGAACGGGCGGCGTGAGTGGGTGGGTGGCTTCGCGACGAACCGCGAAGTCTCGGTGGAGATCATCTCCCAGACCGTCCTCACGGCAGGCACTTCGGGGGCGCTCTCCATCACCGGGCCGCTCCAGTTCACCGGCAGCAACGCGACGATCACCTCGGCGAACATCGGCGGGTCGGTCGGCGCTCTGGTGTCTGGAAGCGTCACGTTCAAGGTTGCCTGATTGGGGGCGTGAAGCATGGCAGGCGTCAGCGCACAGGGCGCCACATTCACGTTCAACGGCATTGCGGCGACGATCACCGGGATGTCCGTCGAGACTCCGACAGCGGAGGTCGCGGACATGACCGGGATCAACGACGCAGTCGGCGCGACCGTCTTGGTGCCAACCGGCGCGGCCTCCCCCGGCCGGATCCAGGTCGATTACATCCACGCCGCCGGGGGCATCGACCCCCAGGCGGTTTTGGGCGTCCGGGGGACTCTGTATTTCGGCTCGCCCGGCTACAGCGTCTCGCGGAACGCAATCCTTGAGTCAGCCAGCACGGAAGTCAGGACTGGCGATGTCGTCCGAGGCTCAATTCGCTTCGTGATGACTGATTACTACGGTTCTTGAGCAAGGTTCAATCATGCCAGCGCTTTCTGCCAGCCAGATTCTCTCTGCGAACGACACGAAGGTCGAGCCTGTCGAGGTTCCTGAGTGGGGCGGGACGGTCTACGTCCGGGTTCTTCGAGGGACTGACCGGGACCAGTTCGAGGAGTGGGTCAACAAGGAGAAGGACAAGTCGGTTCGATGCCGGTTCCTCGTCCTCTCGCTGTGCGACGACAAGGGGTCGTTGCTGTTCACGCCCGATCAGGTCGCTTCTCTCGGCGAGAAGTCCGGTGACGTCTTGGCGAGGGTGTTCGATCGTGCCTGGGACATCAACTACCTCTCGGTCAAGAAGGTCGAGGAGTTGGGAAAAGATTCGCCGAGCGGCCCGAGCGACGCTTCTACTTCAGGCTCGCCCTCGCCCTCGGCATGACGGTCAAGCGGCTCCTGGCCGAGGTGGACTCCCAGGAGATCGCCGAGTGGTACGCATACGACCAGAGATGGCCGATCGCAGACGGGTGGCAGCAGACCGCCCGTCTGTGTCGGATCATCATGGCGGCCTCGGGGAACTACGGGAACAAGGTGCCGGATGAGTCGGCATTCATTCCTTCGACAAGAAGGCCGGAGCAGTCTCAGGAGCAGATTGTCTCGGAACTGATGAAGCTCGTTCGCCCTCCCGGCGACGACAATGACGCGAGAGTGTGATGAGCGCAGGATACCTCGGAAAAATCTCTGCGATCGTCACCGTGAACACCACGGACATTGCGTCCAAGGTGCAGAGCGGTTTCGCAGCCCCGTTCGACAAGGCCCTGCGGTCCATCGAGACGACTCTTCGGAACACGAATCGTTCCGTCGAGAAGTCGTTTGGCGACATCTACACGGCGTCGCAAAAGCAGGCTCGCGCCATTGCCGCAGCGCAGATGGGGGCCGTCAAGGGCTTCGACGCAGAGGACTTCGGAAAGAGGCTGCGGATTCGCGATGACATCTCCGAGCCGGTGAAGAAACTGGCTCTTGAGATCGAGAAGACCGGCGGCATTCTGCGGGGTAACTTCGAGCCTCAGATAGTCTCTCTTCAAGCGGCATCCCAGGCCCTCTTCGACAAGATGGCGACCGATGCCGCCTCAGTGTCAAGCGGGGAGATATCGGAACTGATCCGAAGGGTTGAGTCGCTTGGCGTTGCCTTCAAAGCCGCAGGGACCGCGGCCGACGGGTGGGAGCGGCTGAGTGCCATCGGCCGCGGCGACAAAGGTACGAGGGGTACGGATCTTCTCTTCGCCGGTCTCGGCGCCGCGTCGAGGCGTGCCGTTGGTGTTGTGGAGTCAGGTGCGGCCCGAGACGCTGCCGCAATGCAGGCCGACAAAGAAGCCCGCGATGCCCGGTTCGCAACACTTGGCGCGGCTGGTCGGGAGGCGATCGGGACGTCCCAGATGTTCGCCACGTTGGGCCAGAGGGTCCGCGATCAGTCGGTTGACCAGAACGCCGCGAACGAGGCGCTGGAGCAGCAGAGGCGAATCTGGGCGGTTCGCGACGCCGATCAAGCCGCGTTCGAGCAGCGGCAGCGAGCCGCAGCCCAGCAAATCCACGCCGAAGAGCAGGCCGCGATCGCCGCCGAGCGGGCCGCCCGCGAAGCCGGAGAGCGTCAGGCGCAGGAAGCCGCCCAAGCGGAGCTTCGATCGCGGGAGCTGATTCGACAGAGGATTCAAGAGGATTTCCAAGAGCGCCAGCGACTTACCGCGCAGCTCATTTACGACGAGGAGCAGGCCGCAATTGCGGCAGAGCGTGCGGACAGGGAGCGAGACGAAAGACGTCGCGAGATGCTCGACGAGAACGCCGCGAGAATGCGTGACGCCTCTCAGTACCAGATGCAAGCAGACGCCGCAGCCGAGCGGTCGGCAGCGGCAAGGTTGTCCGGCGCCGTCGGCGTCGCCAGGACGAGTGCCACGGACGAGTTCAGAGAGTCATTCGGAGGCCGCGGTGCTGCCGGAATAAACCTCGGACTCGACCGCAGGGCGCTGACTGGGTACACGGCAGAGCTTCAGGTCTTGCAGAGGGCGATAGGGAACGCCTCGGCTGAAGCCAGAGGCCCGGCCGTCGATGCTTTCGTTCGCCTCAAGAACGCCATCGGCGATGCTTTTGAGTCTGGCGAAATTGGCACTGTGGCGACGAGAAGGAATATCGAGCGACTGCGAAACGAAGCGGTAAACGAAGCCTCCTCCGCGACCGGCCGGAGCCGTCGGGGATTGGGGCAAGAAGTTGGCAGGGCTGGTGACATCGCCAGAGGTGGCGTCGATAAGCTCAGTCTTGCACTCCAGCAGGCGGGATTCGCCATCGACGACTTCTTCTCGGCCACGGGCGGGCTAGATCAGAAGATCCGTGCCGTCAGCAACAACATCTCCCAGATGGCTTTCATCCTCGGCGGCACAGCGGGGTTGTTTACGGGCCTCGCGTTCACCATCGGGTCGCAGGCGGTCGTGGCGCTGCTTAAGTGGGCCGACGCCGGACGCACGTCGGCAGACCGCACGGAAGCACTCAACAAAGCCCTTGAACGGCAGAAGTCTCTCGCCGAGGAACTTACCACCGCCTACCGCGACCTCGCGAAAAGCCTGACCGCAGCCATGTCGCCACAAGGCGTCAAGGCGGCCGACCGCGCAAAGCAGTTGTCTGACCTTACAAGAACGCGCCAGCAGTCGATGGAAGAGGACATCTACGCCAACGACACGGGCGTTGCGAGTGCGAGAGCAAGCGTAGCCATGGAGGAGAAGAGGGCGTTGCTCTCCTTGACTCCAGTCCAGCAGCAAGCCGCGCAGCTTCGCATCAAGATCGCAAAGCAGCAGGTCGAGGTGGCGAAGCGTGAGTCGCTCGCGAGGAATGCTGCATTCAACGACTTTGTCGATCGGGGCGTTGGGGGAGGCCCCGGAGCCGCTGTCCAAGCCTCGATTCAGCAGGCCATTCAGACCTTCGGCCGGATCCGAATGGACGGCATGGACCCCGGCGACGCTCGACGGTTTGAGGAGTTCGTCAACGCGCAGATGAACGCCGTGCCGATCGCGGCCGACAAGGAGGGTGCCGCGGCGCAGCTTCGCGCCTTTCTTGATCAGGAGTTCAGGACAAACGAGATCGCAAGGGCGCCGGGAGCGGTTGCGGCCCCCGTTGTCGGCGCGCTTCTTGAGCAACTCGCCCGTCTTGAGTTCGGCCTGAAAGAGGCGAACTCCGCGATCATCGACGAGGTCAACAAGTCTCTTCTCGACACATCGGATGTGATCGAGAAAGCGAAGAATACGCTTGACTCCGCAGCCATGGAGACTCAGGACGTCACCGCTCTTCGGACGGAAATCGACCGAGTCGCCACCACGCTTGCTGCCCTGTCCGCTGCGGCCTCGGAAACAACCGACAAGGCGGTCCTTGACGCGATCGCCGAGGACGCCGCGGCGGCAAAGGCTTTCGGCGACAAGTTGAACGAAGCGGCCCGCGGCGTGAAGGAGTTCGCAGACCAGATCCAGGCGGCGATTGCCGAGGAGGCCGCCGCTGCGGCGAGGGGCGTCGATCTCGGCAGGGTTCGGGATCAGGCTTCGCAGGCCGAAGACATCCGCGCTGCTGCGGCGAACATCGGAAACGACGCAGACAGGCGGTCGTTCATCGAAAGGGCGTTCGGAAATGTCGTCGCGGACACGCAAACAGCCCTCAAGGGCTTCGGGATGGAGCGTGAGAACGCCCTGCTTGGCGGCCCCAGCCGGGCGGCCCTGAATGCCTCGGACGTGTCCACGTTCGAGGGGCAGCGGGAGCTAAACCGACTGCTTCGCGGCGACGACGCAAGTCGCGACGTCAACTTCGCGGAAATGAAACACCAAAGCGAGCTTCTTCAAACAATCGCAGACCGAATCCTTGCCGCGACAGGGGTCGCGGTCGAGTTCAGGTAGGAGGGCTAGATGGCTGATCTCAACTTCGGAACCACGATCGTCGTCAGCAAGGGGAACCTTGCGACGAACCTCTACGCCGCAAACGTCACCGCCACCATGAGTCAGGCGGGCATGAAGACGACCGTCTACACGCTGTCGTCAACCGCCGTGTCGCTCTCGACTGCGAACCTGTCGGCAGTCGGGCTGGCGCAGTTCTGGAATATCTCGACCAACACAAACGCTACCGTGCTAGTCTCTGCCGTCAGCGGGGCGAATGTCGTCGGGTTCGCGGCTCCCCGGCCCGGTGAACCGGCCATGCTTCGACTCCCCAGCGGGGTCAGCTTCCAGGCCACAGGCCATACCTCCGCGATCCTTCGCGTGGACATCACGGAGGGCTGATCCATGCCGAGGTACGCCACAGAACTCGCGCAGGGACAGGCGTTCTCGCGGACGAGCGAGGACGACGGCCTTCACGACACGGCCCAGCGGGTCTTCAAGGTCATATTGGTCAGCCCCGCCGAGGTGTTTGACCCCCAGGCGTACACGGGCGTCTACATCGGGACCGTACACCCCTACAACTCGAACCTCATCTGCTTCTCGTTCGACGCCAAGTTCGACGGCGACAGCAGAATGGTCTCGATCGTCACGTTCAACTACAAGAGCTTTGCTTCCACGGCGTCCTCCAGCGGTCGCCCAGACCCCAAGACGATCCAGCCAGAGGTAAGACCTTCCAACTGGTCGGCCGACACCTCCCTCATGGACATCCCGGCGCCGACGTGGAACGAGTTCGGGACCGGCAAGTGGGTCGTGCCGGTCAATCCGGTCGGCGACAGGTACGAGGGCGTCAGGAAGATGGTTCCTGTCACCACCATTCGCGTCGATCAGTACGAAGGCTCAGATCCGCTCCGGCACATGGATCATGTCGGAAAGATCAATAGCAAGACAGTCAAGATCGGGTCGCACGACTTCGCTCTTCACACGCTGATGCTCCGCGGAATCAGCAGCAGGGCGCACGTCGAGACGTTCCAAGGATCGACGTTTCGAGGGTGGATCGCGTCGTATGAGATTGTCCACAAGGCAAACATCGTCTTTGTGAGTGATCCTGACGGAGGGGAAGGCGACCCCACTCGGATCGTTCTCGGATGGGACCACCTTCAGGTCGTCGAGGGAATCAACGTCAAGAACCTTGTCGGTGCTTTGGATAGGCCCGATGTCGATCCTTTCGGTCTTGCCCTCACGCACAACGGCCAGAAGGTTCAATTTCCACTGACGCTTGCGTCAGGGACCGAGAACGAGAAGGTGCGAGCCATGCTGGCAATCCCGTCCTATGACGACCGGGGCGGGTGGGTCCAGAGGCCCGTGTCGTCTCCGATTGCCCTGAACCTTGACGGAACGCCGAGAGACTTGCTCGGCGGCCTGAATCCCTTGGTCGTGCGATACCAAGTTCAGGAGTCCGGTGACCTTGTGGCCGACCTCAATCTCCGGCTGTACTGAAAATGGATGGAAGATTCGTTCTTACCGGAGGCTCTGCGGAGAGAATCCGCGACACGATTCGCACGGTCGAGTCGATGGTCGCCCGGTCGGACGTCACGGCACTGCCGACGAGGTTCGGCGAGGGGGCGCCTCTCCCGCTCGACAACTTCCGCATCGGCACCTTCGGCACCGCGGCCTGGAGCCTCGGCAGCGCCAACACCGTCACGCTGTCGAACGTCGGCGTCACCGGCTACACGGTCTTGGCGACCAACGTGTTCGGGTCGCTGCCTGCGTCGGGGTCAACAGCCACGGAGATCCGGCGAACCTGCGCCATCGCCAAGGACGGGACGGCGTGGTATCTCATCCAGCCCGTCCCCGCGACCGGCGGCGCGAAAGCCTGCACGTTCACCGGGGCCTGGGGAATCGACACCGACAAGGCAGTGACTTCGATCGCGACCGGAGAGACGATCAACGTCACCAACATTCTCTACACGATCCCCGACGCAGGCGTCTCGATGACTTGCATCGCCGTGCAAGAAGGGACTGCGTGGCAGCTTGCCAACGTGCGGCATCGTGGAACGTCGGTTGTCACCAGGGTGGCGATCGAAGGCTCGAACCTTGTGTTCCACAACGCCGGGATTCAGGTTGTCGGAGACACAAGCCTGCCGACTCTCTTCCCGCTCGCGACGTGCCAGACCTACTCCGGCACTACAGTCTCTGCGACCTCGGTGACGTCCTCCGGCGGCGCCGCGTCGTCATCCTCCACGTCGTTCTTCTTGGGGTGAAATATGGCTGATATCTTCCGCATGGCGGCCAAGACGCTGACGTCCACGACAAACACGACCGTCGCCCAGATGGGGACGTCAAGCACCGCCGTCGTTCGTGGCATCACGTTCTGCAATACCGGAACGGCGTCGGCGACCTACGACCTTCTCGTCGTGCCGGACGGACTCACTTCGGCGGTCTACATGATTCGCGCGGCGTCCCTTGCCTCGCAGGCGACGGGTCAGCCACTCAACAGCACGATCGTCCTGAATCCAGGGGACAGGCTTCAGGCGAGAGCAAGTGCTGCGAACGTCTTGGACGTCACTGCCTCCTACCTTGAGTCGTTCTGATGGCCTTTATCTTCTCTGGATCGTTTTTGATGGAGGACGGCGGGTTCGCCTTCTCGAAGTCGTGTTGCTGCAAGTCCTACAACTGCTACTGCTTCAGGCATTCGATCTTCTACGGATCTCAAACCATCGAGCAGCGAGTGATTCGCTACCGCGCGCCAGAGTGGGACGACATGAATCAGCGGTGGATCTTCCCCGACGGCCAGCCGTGCGTCCCCGCCGGATCGCGATGCACCGTCAGGTTCATTGGTCAGGTTGTCGAGGTGTGCAGTTGCGCCGGGACCGGAAACAACGGCGAATCCAGATCGTGGGTGTTGATGGACTGTGAAAACCTAACCTCCTGCCCGACGGTACTCCCCCCTCCATGATCCTCGTCAATCTGGTCGCCATCCGCGAAACCGCCAAGCATCGGCCCGCGGGCTACGAGGAAGAGATGCTTGCCGCGGGGACGGTCGAGGGCGACTACGTCCAGATCCCCGACACGACCTACGACAAGCTGTTTCTCAAGTACGTCGGCTTCATCAGGCCGTGCGGCCCCGGTTGCCAACTCAAGCGGATCCTGGCCGCCTGGGGATTCAATGCCCAGCCGGGCTGCAAGTGTGAGGCCCACGCGGCGGTCATGGATGACTGGGGGCCGGACGAGTGCGCCAAGCCCGAGCGGCTCGCCGAAATCCTCGGATGGCTCAAGGAGGAGGCGGGGGTCCGCGGGATGCCGTTCATCCCCGCCGTCGCCTCCGTGGGAGTCAGGCGGGCAATCTCCCTCGCAAGGAAGAACGCCAAGGCCGTCGCCGAATCCCAGCAAAAACCCCCATCCTGACACCCCCTCGGGGCTGTGGTAAGCTACCCGGCATGACAAAGCCGCCCGAAAAAAGGCTCGATATCGGGGAGTCTGAGGAGGTCTTCGACACCGACGTCGATGGCTTGCCGCAGATGCCGCCGACCGACGACATCGGGTGGCTACGGACACCCCAGAGGCCGTCGCGTGAGCGCAAAAGCCAAGCCCCCAAAGCTCCTCGATCTTCTTCAGCGGGAACTCGCAAGCCCCGCAAGACCTAGGTTCCGTTGGTTCGCGGACCTGCCAGCGGACGTGCAGGCCGACTTTCTGGAGGCCAAGCGGCTATGGCGAGACGGGACGTACAAGGTCACCGCGAACCGAATGGCGACAAATCTGGTCGCCGCCGCGAAGCAGATGGGAATCGATCCCCTGCCGTCGAGAACGGCCGCGGCCGACTGGCTGAAAGACTGATCGCCGCCGACCCGACGATCCTCGGGCCACCCCAGGTCACGACGACGACCGACGGCGACACGAAGACGATCCAGTCGGCGTCGCATGGGATCAGGACCGTGGACGATCTCCTCCGGCACATCGAAGCCGATCTCACGAAGTTCGAGGTCGTCGCGAGCGAGGCGACTGTCTGGGAATCCCCCAGCGACGGCGCCAAGGTGCCTCTCTACCGCGTCTGGGTAAAGCTCCGGCCCCGCGGTGGCCCCGGCGTCCTCGACGCCGTGAAGGCCATGCTCGACGGCGCCGCAGCCTCGATCACCCGCAAGGGCCGCAAGCCGCACCGCCCCCGCACCGGCGGCGCGTGGCAGGTGCTGGTCGTGGCCGACGTCCACCTCGCCAAGCTCGCCTGGACGCCCTCGACCGGCGAGGCCGACTACGACCTCGACATCGCCACCCGGCTCCTCCGCGACACGTCCCACGAACTGGTCGCCAGCGGCGACGCGATCTTCAAGCCGTCCCGAAGGACCGTGGCCTTCCTCGGAGACCTGTTCCACTTCGACACACCACACGGCACGACGAGCAGCGGAAACACCTACCTCGACCGCGACTCCCGCATCCAGAAGATGCTCGATGTCGGCACCGACGCCCTCCTCGACGTCGTGGCCCGGTCGGCCGAGACCTGCCAGACCGACGTCGTCCTCGTCGCCGGGAACCACGACGAAGCCCTGTCGTGGGCGTTCCACAAGATGCTTTCGATCCAGTTCGCGAAGGACGAGCGGGTCACGATCGCCAAGAGCTACACCGCCCGTACCTACGCCCATCACGGCGGGACACTCCTCGGGTTCGCCCACGGCAACCGGGCCAAGAAGAAGCTCCCGCAACTGATGGCCTACGAACGCCCCGCCCTGTGGGCGCAGTGTCCCTACCGGGAATACCACACCGGCCACTTCCACTCCCAGGCGGCCGAGTGGCAGCGGCCCATCGAGACGATCGATTCGGTGGTCGTGCGAACCGCCCCTGCCCTCTGCCCCGCGGATGAATGGCATTCCGCGAACGGATTTCTGGGGAGCCGCCGGGCGATGGAGACGTTTTTTTACAGCCACCGCGGCGGCCTCGACGGGATGCTCGTCGCCGGGCCGGAGGAGGAGGGGAAATGACGGAGATCGAGTATCTGAGGAAGGCGGCGAAGTTCGGCATGGTGATGTCCGACGATCTGCGGACGCGGGTCGGGGCGCTGATCCTGATCTCCGACGCCACTTACCTGCTGGGCGCGAACCGCCTTTCTCCGGGTGTCAGGCACACCTCGACCCGCGTGTCGCCGGAGCGCAAGGACCGCTACATCGAACACGCGGAGCGAGACGTCATCAACATCGCCGCCCGCCACGGGATATCGACCGACGGATCGACGATGTACGCCCCGTGGTTCGCCTGCTGCGGATGCGCAAGAGCCATCATCAACGCCGGGATCCGCGAGGTTGTGGGGCTTGCTTTGCTCCAGTCGATGACCGCCCACAAATGGTCCGAGGAGATCGCCGCGGCACACCAGATGCTCGCCGAGGCTGGAGTCGGAATGCGGTGGCTCACCGCGGAAATCGGCACGACGATCCTGTTCGACGGCAAGGAGGTGGAGATATGACCCCGACGATCATCGGTCTCTGTGGGGCCGCAAACGCTGGCAAGAACCTCGTCGCGCGGCTCGTTCAGCCCGACGCGACCATCGCTTTCGCAGACCCCCTCTACGAAGCCCTGTCGGTCATGCTGGGCATCCCGGTAGCTACCCTGCAAGACAGGGTGTTCAAGGAGCAGGTCATCCCCTGGCTGGGGAAGTCGCCTAGGCAGATGCTTCAGACCCTCGGGACCGAGTGGGGCCGGGGGATGGTGAACCCCGGAATCTGGCTGATCCTGGCCCAGAGGCGAATCGAGTCCGCTGTCGCGTCGGGGGCGAAGTCGATCGCCATCACCGACGTCCGTTTTGACAACGAAGCAGAACTCATTCGACGCCTAGGCGGCACCGTAGCCCAAGTCGTCAGGCCCGGCGCCCCGACGTGCGTAAGGCACTCAAGCGAGGGGGGCATCAGCCGTCACCTGATCGATGCGACCATCGAAAACAAAGGCTCAATCGGCGACCTCCACGCCGCGGTGCAGTGCCTTCTGATCCTCCGCGAGGCGGCGGGCCAAAATGCTACACTGAAAGATATCACGGAGGGTGACTATCGTGACCGAAGAGTCGAAGGCTGCGCTGTTTGA